TAGAAACGCCTGGACCATTGTTTCCTTTTCTCTGGATCCTCCGCTGCCGAAACGTGATCAGAAACTCTGCGAGAAGCCAGATCCCACGTTTCATCTTCATCATAAGCGTAAGACCTCCTAAATGTTTTTGCTCCTAAATCATCGAGTCGAAACAACTCGACAGGGTGTTCGAGTCTAAGCATATCCAAACGCCTCCAAAGAAAAATTAAATTTGTCGGTTTCCCGAACTAACTGAATCATGCTTTGAGCAATCTCTCTGATTTCCAATTGTGCATCTGGTTTGTTTCGCAACCCCTGAAAATGCATAAATGATCTAAAATTGAAGCCAACATCCATTGTCACTTGAATTGAATACGGAAGATAGAATCTAGCTGATTCTTTAGCCCTTTTTCTATCATATCCTTGATTCTCAAGATCCTTAACTGCTGCGTGATAAGCGGAATAACAAAGAGCGGTTGCATTTTCCAAATCTTTTTGTTTATCTTGAGGCCAGTCGGGCGGGATATAGAACTTATCATCGTGAAGCTCTTTGTATCGTGCGCTCTCCGCATTCACGCTTACACCAATCCTGTGCTTAATGATATGAATGTGAGACGCAGTATCACACGTTACCAAAAAGTGCAAATATGATTTTTCGAACGGAGTATGATGACCATGCTCTGCTAGAAATTTAAGCAACTTATCCATTCTGGCCGACTTTTCTTCGGTCAAATCTCTTTTGGTTGAAGTCCAGGCCGAAAGAGCGTGAGTTTCATCACCACCATAAAAACCAATCAACTCAACCTTATTTTCTCTATTTTCTTTAACCTTCATAGCTCTCCTCTGGCTTAACGATACTTAACATTGCCTCATTTAATTTGAAAAGTTCATCCACGGCGTTGTCTGCCTCTCTTCTAATGCGAGCGCTTTTGCTTGGCCAAGCGCTTCCGTATTCATTTTGCCATTGTTCAATCGTCCAATGTCTTGTTTCACGCTCTCGGTCTACGGCCTCTCTCAAGCTAACCATGATCCAAAACTCCAATACGGTCAATCATTTGTTGCTTCTGCTTCTCTTCGTTTTTGTCTGTTCTTAAAAAATTCAACTTCGTTCCAAGGCATGAAGTGCATATGGTCCATATCCCAAAGCAAATCCGTAACCGCGCCGGAGCTATCGCGGCTCTTGAGCATTCTCACAGTCATTTGCTGGTTCTCCTTCATATCGTCATCCTGATGTAGTCCCAACACGATATCAGAATCTTGACCGATAGAACGAGAGTAAGCGATGTTGTCAAGCTTGGCACCACCATCAGCAGAAGCTATATTGGTTTGCGCCACGCCAATGATAGGAATTCCGGTGGTGCGGGCTATCTGCTTGAGGGTCTGCGTGATGTTAGTCACACGCTCCCACATTTGGTTTCCCGCTCCACGCGGGGCCTCCATAAGAGAAATATAATCCACGGCGAGAATGTCAGGTTGGTACCTCATGGCCTCTGCATACACATAATCAACTGTGCAATTTCGCACATCGTCTTTTACAATGATGTCACATTTTTTATCTTTTACTTGTTGAGCTTTTATCTTCCAATTCTCAATATCGCTAGCCGAAAGCTCGTGGGCTTTGAGAGCTTGGTACTCAAAGTTTGTCAGCATGGTGTCCCACTTGCGCATGAGAGCTTTTGCTTCCATTTCAAGAGAAATACACATGGCTGTGTATCCGCGCATCCACGCATTGAAAAGAATCCACTGGGTCAATGTCGATTTGCCTGTTCCTTGCCAACCGACAATCGAGACAAATTCATGGCGCTGGACTCCCATGGTCAATCTGTCGAAATCCGGAATCCCCATCTTGATACCCACGGTGTCCGCTTCACCATTCTCGTATCTTTGGATACGATCTTCGATATCGCTGAACTTGTGAACCTCGGAAGTTGGGATGAGTGTCGCCAGGCGACGAGATTCCTCAAGGAACAACCCATCGATCTTGTCAGCGGATTCTGGATCGTCAAGCAATTGAGCAAGTTCACGAAGAGAGTTGCCAGCGAACCTTCTTTTGACATTGCGAACAAATCTATTTCGAAGATAGCTCCCCGAATCTGTGGTTGTCTCAAACTTGAAGCCAGGGAATCTCTCCCGCAGGATGTCTAAGCTCGGAGCACCTTTGTACTTTCTGGCGTGCTCTGCCATAAAAGAATAGATATCTCTAAGCTGCTCATCCTCAAAATGAGATTCACGGATTCCAGAGCCGAGAGCGTTTTCGATCTGGCCTGTCTGAGCTAGCTTCGAGAGGTACACGCGTTCAATATCCATGTGCCTCCTTGTCTAGTGGAACCCACACGATAGCACGCCAGAGCCATGATGTTGTTCCCGACTTTTGTTGTTGGCTGAAATTGCTATAGAATCGAATTACTTTATAGCGTAATTCGATGCCATAGTGCCTTACACTATCTATACGCGTGCGCGGTGACACCATGTGGTTCTAATTAACTAATAGAGATAAAGATAGATATAGGTAGAATTAGCCAGATTCTTATATTCTAAGTCAGTAAGATATGCCATGAGCAAAGACCTTAAAAACCTATACTCTTATATTGGGTATGGGAACTTTAGACATAACAGAAGAAGAACGCAAAAGACGTTCTGACAACATGAAACGACTTCATGCAGAAGGTCGTGCTGGTGGTTCTGAATTTGGTCGTTTAGGTGGAAGACCTAAACAGAAAAGAATATCTGAAATTCTATCTGAAAAAGCTCAAAAAGAAGCTGAACAGATTTGGGAAAGACTAAGACTTATTCTTTATGAAGAAAAGTCAAATAAAATCTTTCTTGATGCTTTCAAAGAGATTAGGATTATGGAAGAACAAGAAAGAAAAATTGAGGTTGAAGAGGAGGTGAGATATGAGCAACTCAAGCACAATGAACTTGCCGAACTTGTCATCGGAAACCTATTTGAACTTGTCCGAGGAGGACAAATTGATTTGGGAGAGATTATCGACGGTGAAATTGTTGAAGAGCGACAAGCTATTGGATCTGGCGAAAGCAACTGATGCTCTTCTAAAGAAGCCGGTAATAAATGGCCCCAAAACTGATGATGAATTGCATTCCTGGATCATAGATAAGCTAGGAATAGATGTTCCTAGAGTTAGCGTTTGTCCAGGTCACGATGCCCCATTCAAATTCCTTTCGGATATCTATTTCGAAAGAGTTACAACAGCAATAGGAATTGGAAATCGTGGAGGATCAAAAACAATGATTAGCGCTATTTTGCATTTGCTCAATTCTCTCTTCCATGAAGGATGTGAGTCTGCTCAAGTTGGCGCGGTTGAACCTCAGGCAAGAAGAGCTTACACAAATATGAAGCTTCTTCTCAAGAACCACGGAAGAGTAGATCACTTCATGAAACATCCTATGTTGGTCAGATCAGTAGAAAGAGAAACAGAATTTAACAATGGATCAAAGGTTGAAGTTCTTATTGGAACTCCAGAGGGAGTTAATGGGCCTCACCCAAACAAAGTAGCGGCAGATGAAGTTGAATTGATGGACGAAAATGCTTTCCAAGAATCTAGAAATATGAGTCAATCAAAAAATGGAATTCTTGCGCAAGATTGGATCACTTCAACTCGCAAGACTGCCCACGGTCCTATGCAAAAACTTCTCGATGAAAACATCGAGGCAGAACGTGCGGGAGCCGATCCTCCTTATTCCGTTTACACTTGGTGTATATTCGAGACAGCCGCTAAGGTCCCGAATTGCCAAGTTGCTAACCCAGGTTGCGACTCCCCTTGCCCATGTGACCGGGTTGTAAAAGGATCATGGGATGACGGCTCCCCACGCAGGTTTACTGACATTTGCAAAGGACGACTCTCGCAATCGGACGGTTTCTTGTCATTGCATGATGTTCACAAGACATTCCGAAACACCAATCAAGAAATCTATGAAGCGCAACAGCTTTGTACTAAGCCCGAGACGGCTGGACTTGTTTTTCCGCTTTTCGAGAGAGCGCGTCATGGTATCAAATGGTGGGATCCGGACCCAAGTCTTGGGGCTATTTACCAGAGCGTAGATTACGGAAGCACAAATCCTTCGGCTGTTAATTGGTATCAGGTTATCGATTTCGATGTTTATGCTTACGGCTATTATCAGCAGAGAAATGAGGATCCCAAAGCCCTTTTGCCAGAAGGAACAAAAATTTGTTTCGATGAGCTTTACATTGCTGATGTGGGAAATGTCGGATTAGCAAACGCCGTGGTGGAGCGAGAAAACTTGTGGAGAAAAAAGCATCCGAATTTCCGGGTAAACCGAAGATTTGCGGATGTTCAAAACAGAGCCGGAAGAATCGATTGGGCGCAACACGATCCTCCACTTCTAACATCTTGGTTCGCAACAAGAGATGTTAAAGAGCAAATTAAAGTGTGCAGAGAATTGTTCAGAGAAAACAGAATTAGGGTTGATGTTGCTCGCTGTGAAATGTTTTGTGAAGAAGCTGAGTTTTATCATTATCCAAAACGAATTTCGCAAAGACAAGATGACCCGGAAATTCCTGTAGATGATTTCAACCACGTTATGTCTAATTTTCGCTATTGTATGATAAATTTACATGTAATGGAGCGTAAGCGTATTAAGTCATCAGGAATTGTTAGACCAGCAGTCGGAGAAACGAAATACAACCCTCGTTCTGGCGCTGGAGAAAGTAGATATCTTTCAAGATCTGGAGATTCAGGAGTTAAACACCCATTGGCAGGAAGAGTTTTCGAATAGGAGATGAATGTCTGAGCATGATGACCACCTAAGCATTGCTTTAGCGCAGAATGGAGCTTCTGATTTAGAGGCTCGTCAACGAGCCGCGAAAAGACTTACTCAAGACCGTCAACCAGGCGCTGCTGCTTCGTCGGGAACATGGGTTGACTGGACCGCAGAAGCAAATGTTCTGGGACAGCCCTGGGATTCCGCCAAAATCCCTTTGGCGAAGTTGGAACAAATGCGAAGAGATCCTATTCTCGCATTTGCTTTGATGTTTGTCAAGGTTCCTCTCATCAGAGCGCCCTGGTACATCAAATCTTCGGACCCGCGTATTGCTGCTGCTGTAGATGCATCTTTAAGAAAGATTTACGGCAGATTTATTCTCGCTTATTGTAATTCTTTTGATTTCGGTTTCTCTCCTATGGTCAAAAGATTTGATTATGAAGAAAATCCGGATTGGGTTTACGTCCCTAATGATAACTCTCTAGCCGAAGAGAAGCTTGTTTGGGATAACAAGACAGTTAAACCTATTGTCTGGAAGCCTTTCACTGCTCTCAATCCGAGAAGAGCGGCACCACATTGGGATTCAAAAGGAAACTTTAATGGAATTGATTTTGCCTCTCAGTCCATGATGAGTCCATTCTTTACTTCTGGATATCCAATGACTCCAGGAATCACTCCGACTCAAGGAAAGATTGCAGACATTCCTCTCGATTGGGCATTATGGGCGACCAATGAAAAAGATTCCGTATTCGGAAGTTATTGGGGATATCCAAGAATAGGGTACGCATACAGATTCTGGTGGGCGTATTGGTATAGATTTGGAGTGTCTGACCGAGCATTCGAGAAGTGGGGCGATCCACCTGTAATTGTTTATCATCCTAACGATCCTCTTGCTATTGACAATGCAGGAAATCCAATCGATTACACAGACAAGGCGCTTTATTTGGCTGAGTCGGCTCGAAATGGAGCTAATGTCGCTATGCCTTCATCAGTTGTTTCCACTTTGGACGAAAAAGCAACCAATGTTAGAGAATGGTCAATTGAACAAATGAAGACTTCTGTTGATTTCAAATCAATTCAAGAGGTTTTCTCTTATCTTGATGTTCAGAAGCTTCGTTCAGTTATGGTTCCAGAGCAAGCATTGGTTGAAGGAGAAGGAGGAACAAGCTCACGTAATGTAGCTGCGACCTTCGGAGAGCTATTCCAGGAGTCCCAAGCTGTTGTAAAAGAAGAGATAGATGACCACTTAAATAGATGGGTTATTCCTCAGTTTGTAAATCTCAATTTCGGTGCAGATGCAGCTAAAGCGGAGATCGTCACCACCGGTTTCGACGCCATGGATATCGAAACCATGCAGGAAATTGTTCGTCTAATTGGGCAACGAGAAGTTCTCTCGCTGGTTGACCAGCGTGAGCTTCTAGAACGAATGGGAGTCCCTTTGGTGAGCAGAAAAGAAATGAACGAAAGATTAGCTAAAGCAGCGGCAGAAGCTGAGGCTTCTGTTCCTGCTCCTCAAGATTCAGTTCCAAACCGGTCGGCTGGAGTAACCTCACAAGGCTTATACTACGAGCCTAGAGATAGAATCGTTTTGGGTCAGCAGACCCCATATCTCGTGGAACGTGTAGACGAGCTTCCAGCGGATGAAGATGGACCAAAGGCTTACTTCGATGCAGAAACCCGGATATTGTATGTTCGAAAAGACGCAGATCCTGACAAAGTGAAAGGTTATATGCTTGGTTTGATGTCTAAAGCTTTGACCAATGAAGGCGAGGATTTGCCTGACCCACAAGGAATGGAATTGATGTTCGAAGAGTTGAAGCGTGTTTCTGAAAAAATCGAAGGAATCGCCAATAAGGACACCAATTTTCAGGTAGACTTACAGCAAAAGGAGGACGATTTTGATGTCGAACGAGAGTTCGAGAGAGATGAAGATGGCTTGGTCAAGAAAACCATAGAAAGGAAGGTGCCCCGTGGCGGTAAACAAAGTGATTGAGGTTCCAGCAGCCACACCTAACGGAACAGTTCTTCTGACTTCCGAAGAGATGCGAGCTTTCAAGAAAGATTTCGAAACGATAAGAGATGTCGCGGGCACAATGGCGAACATTGCCTTATGTCTCTTGATCATGAATGATGAAGAAGGAAAAGATCAAGTTCTTGTCTCAAGAGAATTGATCGAAAGGGTGAAAGGTTCTCAACTTGTTCTCAGGGAGGACGCAGTAGGGAATGTTGTCGCCAAGATTTCGCGGAGAGCACCA